TCTGCAAGCAGACCGAGGATCGAGGAACTTTCATAAAGTTTTATCGAAGAGGAAGAGGCCTCTTCGATAAGGATAAAGTTACGTTGCTTTCTGGTCAGATGAAATAATTTTTGGTGTGCAGAAAAGTGTATTTTTTTACCTGTTGCAATCTTTAACTCGACCATGAAAAAACCACAATTATCATGGTATCCCAACAGATCTGGTGTACCAAAACTACTCCAAGATTCCAGTCTAGTCCACTGAATCTTGGGGGTGTTTTTCTTTACTTTTTGCCAAAGTTTTGACTCTGGTTTCATCGTACGAAGCCTTGTAAATGTTTTTAAAAACTGTTGTCCAAGGGTTTAAATCTAAATCCTTTGCACAGCCTGATAACAGTATAAATATTAATATTAGTCTCACAATTGACTGATACGATAGATTACGTTATAAGTCAAACATTATGGGAGTCCCAGCAAAACTAACCGAAAGACAGATAAAGTTTGCAGAGTTATTAGTTTACAATGAAGGTAGATTATCGCCTGCAGAGGCAGCCTTTCAAGCAGGTTATAAAACTAGACCAAGGCAAGCTGCATCAGAATTAAGAAATCCAAAGATATCTCCTTTGGTAGTTAAATACATTGGTGAGTTGAGAGCTGAGGTGCAAGAAAAGTATGGTATTAGTTTTGAGAAACACATATCAGAACTAGCACAAATTAGAAACCAGGCATTAGAAAAAGGTGCTTGGTCTGCTGCAGTAAATGCAGAAGTTGCGCGTGGAAAAGCTGGTGGATTATACGTAGATCAAAAACTTGTTATGACAGGTAATGTCGATAACATGTCACCTAATGAAATCAAAGACAGACTCAAAAAGATTTTAGAAGAGAACAAAGAGATAATTAATATTACGCCTGAAGAGATAAAATTAGAAGAATTAGAATTGCCAACAAAGTCAGCCCCTGAATCCGATTAGTTATCTCGTTTGCTTTGCAATATAGCTCGTGAATTTTTACTATTATTTTTTTTATTATTCCCATAGTTTACTCCTTGTGGGTTAGGACCACGCACTGGTGGTATTGCGTGCCATTTTACGTTAGGCATGTTTTTAGTCAAGGTTTTATTTTTCAATTATTTTCTCCATTTTTATTATACAAGATTTTGGAAATACATTTCTATCAGAAAATAACTCTTCATTCACTTCATAAGATGCAAATGTTCTTACATACTTTTTATCTTTTTCAAATACGTATGCTCTTGTTACCATTCTACTCGGCATGAAACCCATAAATTCAAAAGCTGTAGCATGGCCCCCATCCGCTGTGATGTCCTCCCACAGGATCTCGTAGAAGTAATATCGTTTCTTTTTAATAACGACTGATTTATATTTTGATTTTTTAGGACGTCTCATATTTATCTATATACTATAGTAGAAAATTTAGGCAAAAAAGTTTTCAAAAAAACAAAAAGGGTCGCGCACGCCGAGTACATCTGTGCCAAGGCATATTTGCAAAAAAGCCAGTAAATACACCATTTGTGCCAAGCTGTGCCAACAGAAATCAGTGTCGTGGCACAGCTATTATTCGCTAATACCAACACTTCTAATCGATTTTGACTACTGTGCCACCTGTGCCACCATATTTTTTTGATGACTGAAAAAAAAATTTGCCCTAGAATTCTACTATACATTGGCACAGCTACTTTTCCATGTTTTTGACAAAATTAAGGCTTGCCACATTTGTGCCATTTTTAATAATTTTACGCACACCTGGGCCCTGTATTTCAAATTTAGCATATGGTGCCCACTGTTTACGTATCAGATTTAGTTCTAAAATCAGATTCGACCATTGTTTGGGACTTATGTTTGTCCCTACTATACTCACCTTTTTCATAATCTATACATAACTTACCATCTAAGTGATCCATTTCATGTTGAACACATCTAGCACGTAGATCGTAAAATGTTTTTCTTTGCTCCTTTCCATCTTGATCTTGATACTTTAGAATGATTCTAAGGTGTCTTCTAACTTCACCTCTTTTACCTGGCACCGACAAACACCCCTCAACATCACACAATGTTTCAGAAGATTTCTCCACTATCTCAGGATTAATAAATACTTCAGGAGTTTTTTGTGCCCTGGTGCAATCCATCACAAACATACGTAATTGATAACCAACTTGTATTGCAGCTAAACCAATACCATTATTTTGGTACATAGCTTTTGACATAAATTTTATAAGTCTACTGGTCTTATCATCTAATGGAAAAGGTACAATATTACTTATTGATCGTAAAAATACGTCAGGATGTTTAACCAATTCTATATACATAGGTGCCCTCCACTCTCGCTTTGGGCACCCTTTGGCCAGTGTTCTTTCAAAGAACTCATCAACTCTGTTTATAAGTAGGCGACATAAATCTTTTTAGAGACTCTGCTTTCAATACTATTCTTGCAGGCTCTGGTGAGTTTATTAATCTACTCTCCTGTAATTCTATTCTTCTAATTTCTTCTAGTCTACCATCCATAGTTTCAATATAGATAGGACAATCAGATATTATTGTGCCTTTCTGATCGTTAGTGAATTTTCCTAGAACTTGTTGAAAGTCTCTTACTCTCATTTAATTTCCTTCCTATTATTTTTATTAATTCGTACCATTTTTTCTTCCACATCTCTCTCATGTCACCACTTGTTTTGTGATACATTCTAGCTATGTTATCCAGTCGTCTTTGATCTTCCCTTATAATACTCATCAACCCTCCTTAAAAAGTTATGTTTATGTTTTTGGAATTCCAACCCCTCAATTACAAACTCTTGATAAAAGTTATCTTTACTACACATCATAACTATACCTTTTGAAATAGATGTTTTGTAAATAAAATTATGTGCCATGGCATACGCTGCCAACTGCAGGCAATAATCTTCTATCCATTCTCTTTTCTTTGGTTTGTTAGTTTGTTTGAAGTCCATGATGGCGTCCTGTCCCTTATGAACACCTACTAAATCTGTTTGCCCTGCGTATAGACCTGGGTAGTATAATGTGCACTCTGTGCCGTAATATTCTGAAACATTACATAACCCTTTTTGTATTACTTGCAAAGCCATGTTATGTGCTTGTTTACCTACATTAGTTAGGTCCAGGTAACCTTGCTCTAAAATATATTTCTCAAGTATCTTGTGCATCGCCGTTCCGCGCGCCGCAGACTCATCTTTGATTTTCTCTGCAGCACTCTCCCCGATCCGCGCTGCCCAATTCGCTAGACTTTGTTTTTTCTCCTCGGATTCTGTTGCTTTCAATATCGTCGTGACACTCGGTAATTTTTCTTTTCCAACATCGTAATGTCTTACACCTTCCACGGATTCACGCACTGTTTTTGGGTATACAAAACAATTATTTCTTTTCATAAAAATTTTTTATTTCGAATTGTACTTCGGCAATTTTTTCTATGTCGTTGTTTTCTTTAGCTTTTTCTAATCTTGATTGTAGGTAAGCCATTTCCATAATTTTAGCTCTATATTTTTCAGGCAGTGCATTTAGATAGTGTTCTCTAATTGCTTTGGTATGATGTTCACTTCCATAAAAATTATCTTCACCTGTTTTTACTTCCACATGATGTTCAGCCATTCTTTGATTAGCTATTTCTATAACTGCCCAACATCCAGCAGGACTAATAGCATTTTTATTAATGTTAAACTTTGCCGAACAAAATATTAAATTTACTTTAGTATAACCAGCTCCAGGCCAAATTTGGTCTCTAGAAATATTAGTTGGAATTACTCTTCTTTTTTTTCCTGTATCCGTACCTCTAATGTGAGTCATCTCTACAGGTTCACCCATAATAACAGAATAAGGACACTTCATACCATAAATTAGTTTTTGTTTTAACCAATGTTCCCACCAAGTTTTTTTAGTAAATTCAAAAGGAACAGGATCTTTACCTTTTCTACCTGCCTTAGCATCTTTCTTGGCTGTGGTATATAAATTCATCATGAATCCATATTCAGTGCTGTTCCATGCATCATTTATTTTTTTTGTATGTTCTGGGTTATCGTTTCTTCTTTGTCTAATTCTTTTATTTATAGTTTCTTTATTCTTAAAATAATATTTATCCCATCTTTTTTTATTTCTAATAACGTTAACAGGTTTTTCATTCCATTTTTTTTTCCAATTTTTACGTTCAGGAGTATTACCTCTTGTAACCCATGTTCCTGGTGCTATTTCATACAAAGGAGTTTTAGTTTTATTACCAGGTTTTTGTATATACTTTATGTTATATTTTGGTTTCATTTTATATTTCTTATTATGTAATATATTATCATCAGACCTATCATCAGACAGACCATGTTATAAACAAACATTCCAAATCCAAATCCAAGGGTCAAAATATTAACGCTCCCAAAATAAAACCACATACACCCCATATTATCTCGTCGTGATAATACAAAGCCCATGTCTTAAATTTTTCTATGTATTTTTTCATTCTAAGTTCATTATCCTTTTGTATTCTAACAAGTCGACTACCTTGTCGTTCATTATTATTCCTTCATAATGATTTATCACTTGTTGTATTTTAGGTAGTTTAGTATGGGCGTGGGGCCACAAAACACAACACACGTAGAACGCGTCTCTAAAAGTACAACGCCATTTCCACTGCATTAAATATTTTGTGCCATCTTTACGCAAACCTTTTCTAGGTTTCTTTACAACAGTTCCTACTCCTAAAATTTTATGTATCCAATGTATTACAGATTGATCTGTCATGGTTACCTCCATACTGATTCGCATTGA